ACAGTGATTTTTTTTTTTCAAACAATTTGAGTGAAAAAAAAAGTAATACAAAAACAAATAAGACAACAAAAACAAAAAAAGTGAAAACTAAAGAATCTGGTGTTTTAAAAAAGAGCAAAGAAAAATTGGAAAAACTTGACAATGAAATATATGAACTTGAGAGATCGTTAAAAAAAAGTAAAAAAAGTAAGAAAAGTAAAAAATCTACTGATTTATATGGTTTGGAAGAGGGTTTGAGTGAGTTAAGAAAAGATAAAAAAGAGAAAACGACTAAAAACATTAAGGAGATAAAAAAATATAAAAAAAATATAAACGAAATCAATGATGGTAAAGAAGCTCGTATAAAATTATTGGCAGGAATTTTATTAAAAGCAAAGGAAAATAAAAGTGAAAAAAAGTGCATAAATAGTGACACTGATGAAAGTGAAGATGAAATAGAAAGTGAGACTAACAAAGAAATAAAAAATAACAACAATGAAGACAAACGTAAAAAAATGCATATATCATCAAATGAATTAGAAATAGATTGTTCAAAAATAACACAACGAGAAAGTTATAATGATTATATGGTTTTATTAGACAAGCCAATAAAAGTGAAAGATATAAATGTAAAAAAGTGTGTATTTCCTAAAAACACGAAAACAAATATAAATAATGACAATAACACGTTGCTACTAGATAAAGGTGGTAAGGAAATAGAAATAGAAATATGTGAAGATTATTACAACAGATACGAATTGGTTGAATCAATAAATGACGGATTATGTGTAAACAATATTGATGTTGAATGTTTTATAAATGATGATGATTTATTTCAATTTAAATCAAACAATAATGAAAAATTTTCAATGAAAAGTACAGATAAATCGATATTAAATATAATAGGATTTAAAAAAAATGCTTATATAAATAAAAGTAATTATATAGCAGATAAAGGTAATTCTTTAGCGGATAATATATACTATGTTGTAATTGAAAATATACAAAGTGAGCCAATATTTTATATGAATCTTGATGACGACGAAATAAAAAAAACAGAATACAATAAATTGGATGATAAATTTGTTGAATATTTGTTAATAAAAATTTATAAAACAAAGAATGAAATAATAAAAAATGACATAGGATATTCATTTATGTTTGAAAATAAACACATTATAAACATGAACATAGAATATTAATTTTTCTTGGAATTTTCAAAATATTTTGTTCTGCAAATATTTACTTTTTCATCAGAAAATCTTTTTTTTGTTAAATGATCAAAAGTTTTGCCTTTTAATAAACGTATAATAAAATTAATAGAAAAAACACCACATTCAGAATTTCCTTTTTGATGTTGTGTTTTATTATAACGAACGTCTGGTATTTTTGTGTGATTATATTTGTTCATAAAATCTTTTACTAAATCAATATATTTAACTATACGTTTTTCTGGCTTTAATCCATAAGAATCACTGAAATATATTTGTTTTTGTTTTAAATCAAAATATAAACTGACCCAATGAGATCCTTTTTTCCACGATTCATCCAAATTGAATACAACACCAAATTTATAAGTTCCACAGTCCATACATTTTTGGAAATCAATATTTTTAAAAAAATATTTTTTATTATTGATTGGGATTGGAATGTTAAGATCAAAAAAATCAATAGGAACAGCGCCAAGAAATTTAAATTCAGGGTGTTTTTCTTCGTACTGCACTAACACTTTATTAATATCCAAAGTTGATAACCAATCAAATTGTCCTTGAGGTCCTTCTGGTCTAAATGTTGAATCATGAAGTAGTTTTTTATTTTCATCAGACATTAATTCAATTCATTTTAATTTGAGCCATTCTTTATGATCTCCATCAAATCTTTTTTCAAATTCGTCAACTAAATATTGTTTATATTTATCAGGGTTGTCAATATCCATTTCATCATTTAAATAGATTTTTGTGTTTAATTTATTCATTTTATTATATTTATTATGAGCAAGTGCCATATCAATTAAAATATATAAAGGTATACATGACAAATTATCAAAACTAATATTGGGAGCGCATTTATTGGTTGTTTCTTTAATATCGCTGACGGTCATAATCAAGTTATATATAATATATATTAGAAATATTATAAAAATGAAGAATAATTTATAGAATTATATTTAATGTCAATATTTTTAATTTGATGTGTTTATTTACAAAATTATTATAACAAAATCTTTGATGAATTTGTCTGATATTAATTCTTTGCAATTAAATGATAAACTGTTTAAGATTACATTAATTAATAAATATAATGAAAGAAATCCTTGCCATATATAAAATAGTTGACTCTCATCTATGTCAGTACAAAGATTGTGAAAAAATTGAAAAAATTATCAATAAAAATGAATCATTCATAAATCTGGAAGAAAACCACAAGACATTAATAATTAATTATATAAAAACACAATCTCTTGATATGAAGAGAATAAAGGATACAAATAGTGAAGATGTAAAAAAAAATACAAATAACAAAACAAAAAAACTAAAAAGTGATGACAAAATATTAAAAAAATCGGAAATATCTGTGGGAGAAAGATTGTCATCTCAACTGAAAGCAGTACAACTAAAAAAAGTATCTGACGAAGAATATAAAGAAAGGAAAGAAATATTTGAGGCATTAGAAAGAGTTGTTTTGCCAGAACAAAGATCTCCTGAATGGTTTACAATGAGAGAAGGCAAAATAACAGCATCTGATGGAGGTGCTGTGATTAATCTTAATAAATATGAACCACAATGTCGTTTCATATATAAAAAAGTATATGGATCAACATTTGAAACAAATCAAGCATGTTATCATGGAAAAAAATTTGAAGAAGCTGTGACGATGATGTATGAATATCAAAATGATGTAAAAACAAGAGAATTTGGATTAATGGGACACAATAAATATAGTTTTTTGGGAGCAAGTCCTGATGGAATATGTTCTCCATATAAAAGAAATGGAAAAACTAAATCTGACCTTGTTGGAAGGATGTTGGAAATTAAATGTCCATTAATGAGAAAAATAAAATTTACTGGAGAAATAAAAGATGAAATATGTCCAGTTTATTATTGGTGTCAAGTGCAGTTGCAACTTGAATGTTGTAATTTACCTGAATGTGATTTTATTCAATGCAATATTGAAGAATATGAATCAAAAGATGAATGGATTGAAGACACTGATGATATTAAAGAATATTTGAGCAAACAAAATCAAAAAGAAAGGGGAGTAATTATTGAAATGGTGCCAACTGATCTTACAGATGATGATTATGATAAAGATGGTAAAGTTAAACTAGACACTATTTATAACAAAGCGGAATTCATTTATCCTTCTAAAATAGATATGACAAACAAGCAAACTGAAAACTGGATAAAAAAGACATCAAAATCATATAAAAGCATATATGACATAAGAGAAAAGCAATTAAACAAAACACTTGATTTGGATGAAGAAAATAGTAAATCAATTAATAGAGTACTTTTCTGGAAATTAAAAGAGCGTAATTGTACATTAATTGAAAGAGATACAGAATGGTTTAATAGCAATGTCGGAGAATACAAGAGAATATGGGATCATGTTTTATTTTTGAGAACGAATGAAGCAAAAGCAAATCAATGGAAAACTTTGGTTGATGCAAAAATGAAAGAACATGAAGATAAATTGTATAATAATTTTTACATTAAAAAGTTAGCAGAAAAGAGTCTAAGTGCATATTTAGTTAGTGAACTTGAAAAAATAATAATTCAATAAAAATTGAATTATGCATTAAATATAATAATTCAAAGTAATATATAATATGAGCAAAGTCATTGTTGAACTAGAAAAAGTGCATGTTGAACCAGAAAAAGTGTATGATGTCATTGAAATAAATAAAAAAACTTATCATCATCGAAAAAAAAAAATATTTGAGAATAATGGAAAATTATGTGGGTTTATAACAAATGATAAATTTATCATTTATAAAAACGATTCCAACGACTTTGAAACTGACATTAAAAAAATAAATGAAAAATATCTAAAATCGAAACAATCAATTTTAAACAAAAACAATAATTTTTAATATTTAAATTTTTTAATATTTGAATTTTTTTAATGTGGTAATTATGTTATTAATATTTTTTCTTTATTAATTTCTGTTATAAATCTATTCACACAGCACGGATTTAATTCAAATTTTTTGATTAATTCTTGTTGTTTGTTCATTTTTTCTTCTTCTGATAATAAGTTATTTGAGTAAATATCATTCATGGTATTTTCATAAATAATACGTCTGTTACCCAGTAATTTGTTACAAGTTGGACATCTAATGTATGGCATGATATATATATATTTTATTATACATATATAAA